GCTCATCAAGGGGCAGGCTCGCCAACCCGTAAACCCCACGAAATCACGCGATGACATGCTGAAGCGAGCCGAAAAGTCCGGCAGCCGCGAAGACATGCTCGCCATTGCCGAGCAGCTGCTCGGCTAAGGAGAACCAGACATGGCAGTCCCTTCGAATACCACGCAGTCGATGTCTTTCCGCAACCGGGAGGACCTCGACAAGCTCATGATGATGCAGACCCCGACCGAGACGCCGTTCCAGAACATGATGGGTCGCGACACGACCAACTCGCGTACCCCGGAATGGGCGCTCGAAACGGTTCGCGCCTCGAACCACAATAACAAGGCCATCGACGGCGACGACGTGTCCAACGACGCGCAGACCGTGCCGGTCGTGGTCAAGAACCACGTCCAGATCTTCGACGAGGTCATCGGCGTTTCGGATCTGTCGGCGCAGATTGCCACCATCGACGGCCGCAAGGAGTTGGCACGCCAGTTGCTGAACGCCGGCAAGGCCCTCCGCCTTGACATGGAGAAGCGCTTCAGCGGCAACTATGCCTCGGTCGCGGCAACCACGTCGGTGGCTGGCGAAACGGCTGGCGCCCAGGCCTGGATCACCACCAACATATCGTTGGGTGCGTCTGGCGCCAACGGCGGGGGCTACAATAGCGGCACGGGCCTCGTCCCTGTGCATACGGCCGGCACGAACCGGAGTTTTACGGCCACCATTTTTAAGTCGTCCATCCAGTCGGCGTGGACTGCCGGCAAGGGCACGCTTGCGGATGTCCTTGTTGGGCCTGCGCAGAAGGTTAACATTTCGGCGTTCACCGGCGTTGTGCAAGCGACCAATGAGGTGTCGAAGACTGATGTCACGATCCTCGGCGCCGTCGATGTGTACAAGTCCGATTTCGGTTTCCATCGCATCCAGGCCAGCCGCGAGATGGACGCGAACTCCTGCCTCATCCTCACCAAGGAGACATGGAAGGTCGCGACGCTCGATCCCTACAACATCCAGGATCTCGCGAAGACCGGCCACTCCACGCGCAAGCTGCTCCGCACGGCGGTGACGCTGAAGTGCATGGACGAGAAACGCAACGCTCTCATCATGGCGCTCAGCTGATGAGCTACTCCGTCGCTTACCGCTCAGCCGGTGGCGTGGAAACACAGGTGGAGGCGACCGGCGACGGTCGCCTTTTTCTTCGCCACGAGCAGGACGCCACGCCCATTACCGAGGCCAACAAAACGTCCCAAAACGCCGGCCGGCAGGCATGGGGTACCGACAAGGAGCTATGGCGCGTCGCATCGATCCCGAACGTCGTGGTCATCAAGTGGCTGAACGACCATGGCGTAAACTTCTATGACGACAACCACTGGCCCAAGGTGAAACGGCTGCTAAATTCTTCTGAATACGCCTGGCTGCGAACCGGAGGCGGCCGGCTGTGACGATCATTACGACGTTTGCGACCCTCAAGGCCCAAGTGCAGACCTATTGCGCTCGCAGCGATTCCACCTTCGGCAACATGGTTGAGACGTTCGTTCAGTTTGCCGAGCAGCGCATCTATTCGGGCTCGGGCAAGCCGGGCGATCCGCTCTATTCGCCAGCCCTGCGCGTCGATGAGATGGAGACAGTCGCGACGCTGACCACGGCGGCCGATGGAACGGTGTCGCTTCCCAGCCGCTGCCTCAGCGTGCGCGGCCTCACCGTCGCGAGACAGGATGATCAAATTAAGTACATGGCGCCGCAGCGGTTCAAGGAATGGATCGCCACCGGTACGACCGGGACGCCGCAATACTACACGGTTGAGGAAGGAACGCTGAAGATCGCGCCGGCCGGTGTCACCAGCCTGAAGGTCACCCTCTACACGCAGCCGGCAGCCCTGACAATCGAGAGCCAGACCAGCACCATCCTGACGGCCTATCCCATGCTCTATTTGTCGGCCACGCTGTTCGAGGGGTTCACGTTCCTCCAGAACGAGGGCGCTGCGGCGGGGCATCTGGCGCGATTTCGCGCGCAGGTCGAGGGCGCCAACAGGGTGGCGATGTCGCGGCGCGTCTTGAGTGGGTCGATGGCCCTGAGCTTCGAGCCGATCGGATGATACCTTTCGGACCGTGGCGGCCGGATGCCGCAGCCATCAACTCCGCAGTCGCCATCACGGCGACTGGCTGCGTGCCCGCCGACAACGGGTTCGGGCCGCTCAAGAGCCCGGTTGCGGCAACCGATGCGCTGCCGGCGGCATGCGTCGGCGCGGCAGTGATCCTGAGCGACAGCGGCTCGGCCACGCAATTCGCGGGCACTGCAAGCCAGCTCTATAAGCTCGGCTCGGTCGGCTCGTGGACGGCGGTCGGCGCCGGTGGGTACGCGGTGCCGCAGAGTGATCTGTGGAAGTTTACGACGTTCGGCGGCTCGAACGTCATCGCCACTAACATCGTCAGCAAGCCGCAGATGTCATCGGGCGGCGGATCGTTCGCAGACATCGCGGCGGCACCCAAGGCGCGGTACTGCACCACCATCCGGGATTTCGTTTTTCTCGGCAGCATCACCGCGGCAGAGGCGCGCGTGCAGTGGTCGGCGATTGGCGACGCAACGTCATGGACGCCTGGCACGAACCAAAGCGACTACCAGGACGCGCGAGCGGGCGGGCCGGTAAAAGGCCTGATCGGCGGTGAGGTCGGCTACATCTTTCAGCAGCAGCGGGTGACGCGCGCCACCTACGTTCCGGGCTCGACGACGATCTTCACGTTCGACGAGGTCGAGGGTGCCCGTGGGTGTGTTGCCCAGCACTCCTTGCTGCGCATTGGCCGCACCGCCTATTATCTGGCGCAAGATGGAATCTATGAGTTCGACGTGGGCGCGGGTTCATCGCAGCCGCTCGGCCTTGGCCGCTGGGCGCGGTTCCTTGCCAACGACATGCGGCCGGGTAGCGAGCCCCTGATGATGGCGGTCGCCGATCCCATTAGCAAGCGCATCATGTTCGCGTACGTCTCGAAGGACAACAGTACTGGCACGCTGCCCGATCGCGCGCTGGTCTACGACCGGACGCTTCAAGATGCGACGATCATCAACGTCACTATCGAGTGTCAGGTGCAGTGGATCACGCAGGGCGTGACGCTCGACACCATGAATAGCTACGGCACGCTCGACACGCTGCCGTTCTCGCTGGACTCCAGCTTCTGGCGCGGCGGCGCCGGCTTGCTCGGCATCTTCGACACAAACCACAAGCTGGCGTCGTTCCAGGGCCAGAACATGGCCGCGCAGATCGTCACGGCGGATGGGTTCAAGGGCCCCTCGATGTTAGTCAGGGGCACGGTGCCAATGGTCGATGCGACCGGGACAACCGTGGCCATCGCGGCGCGTGAGCGAGATGGGGATGCCGTGATCTATGGCGCCGACGAGCTCATGGAGGATACTGGCGCGGTCTCGGCCTGGGCGTCGGGCCGCTACGTGCGGGCGCGAATCAGCGTGCCAACGGGTGCTAACTGGACGGCAATCAAGGGCATCACCACCGTTGCCGAAGAGCTTGGCGGGCGATGAAGGAAATACCGCCGACCGGAGCGACGGATCGTGAGATTTCGACGGCGATCATTCAACTGACGCGCGGTCGCGGCAACGCGGCAACGCAGGTGACGCTGACTGCCAACGCGACGACAACGACCGTGAGCAACGCGAACATCAACACGTCGAGCGCACCGCAGTTGACGCCAAAGACGGCCAACGCGGCGGCGGCTCTCGCGACAACGTACGCCGTGGTGACGGCGGCGGGAACGCTGACGATTTATCACGCGAACAACGCTCAGACCGATCGCACCTTCTACCTGACGTTTACGGGGGGATGATGGACGGATCAGACGCCGCGCCTCGCTTCGTGTTAGACCTTGTTCAACGTGAAGCACTCCGGGCCGTGTGGCCGCACGTGAACCGCAGGATCATGAGCGTCGTCCAGGGATCGCGCGGGGAGCTGACGATTGAAAGCGTCCTGCGGCGGCTTGCGTCGAACGAATGGCAGCTGTGGGTGGTGAGTGAGGGCCCGCATGTGGTGGGGATCGTCGTCACTGAGATCGGCGTGACCGACAGCGGCATGCGGATCTGCAACGTCAAGTCATGCGTCGGCGAGGACGCCACGCAGTGGCTGCAACTGCTCAGTGAAATCGAGGGTTGGGCCAAGGCCAACGGCTGCGCTCGCATCAGCACCTGGGCCCGCAAAGGCTGGGCCAAGCGCTTAAAACACTACAATCTGACGCATGTTATGCTGGAAAGGGATCTGTGATGGGAAAGGGAACGCAGACAACCACGACGGAAACCGGCCCCTGGAAGCCGGCGCAGGGGGCTTTGCAGAGAATCCTCAATGCGGCGCCGTCGACAGGCACGGCCGACGCCTTCCGGCCCATGACGGGCCCGCAGACCAACGACAGCCTCAACATGATGGAAGGCGTGGCGCGGTCCGGCACAAATGCTGCCATGGGTGCGCTGGGGCCGCTGGTGGCCGCATCGGGCCGTGGGTATCAGACGGGATTCGATCAGCTGTCCGCGACCGCGCGCGGCGACATGCTGAGCAATCCCTACGTCAATGACTACTTGCGCCAGTCGAACGAACTGGTGGCGGATCGCGTCAATGGGCAGTTCTCGGGCGCCGGCCGGTATGGCGGGGCTGGTGCACACACGGGCGCGCTGGCGGATGCGCTTGCCCGCAACACGACATCGGTCATGATGGATCAGTACAACCGGGAACGGGCTAACCAGATGCAGGCCGCCGGCATCCTGCACAACGCCGGTTTCCAGGGCGCTTCGTTGGCGCCGGAGCTGGACCGGGCGCAGCTCTATAATGCCGACCTACTCGGCCGCGTGGGCGCGCAGCGGGATGCAATGTCCATGGCGGACAGCCAGGCGCCGTTGCGGGCGCTGGAATGGCAGAAGGGCATCGTCGCGCCGATCGGCGCCATGGGGC